GCTTGATAAAGCTTCATTCTTTGGTTCTGATACTGGTAGAAAATACAAGGATGGATCAGTTCAAAGGGTTAACCTTTGCAAGAGATACAAGAACAGCGATAAAGTCATCGCTAAGATTACTAATTTTGTAGAACAGCCTTTTGATGTTTCTATTTATCATCAACCCGTATCAATTAAAGATCAGCTTAATTATAAATACATATTAAATGTTAATGGTAATACGACTTCTTGGGAAAGACTGATTTGGGCTATGCACTCTAATTCTTTTTGTATTTTCGTAAAACCCCCAGCCCATCAAGACGAAATATCTTGGTATTATCATATTTTTGACTTGTCTCAGTATTTTCTAACTTTAGATGAGGAGTCATTGGAAAACTTTTTAAATTGGAGTGAAAATTGGCAGTCTGAAATTCAATTTTTTAAAGAGCATCAAAAAAAGATCGCAAATACTCTTGCCAAACCAGATTTTCATGCCCATTATTACGCTCAAGTCTTAATGGCTTATAATAAAATCTACAATGAATCGAACAAACAAAGTTGAACTAATTGGAATTTATGGCGACGACCTTACTCACGCTTGTTCTGCTTGGACATCAACCAGCAGAGAGATTAATGAAGAAAAGAAAGGTCGAGTGGGCGATCTACTCAAAATGCTCGCAGAAAACGGTCATCATACCCCATTTGAAAAATCCTCCTTGCATTTTTTAGTAAATACAGACATCGCTTCTCATATTCATATCATTAAGCACCGTATTGGTGTGTCTGTCAACGGAGAGTCTGCACGCTACAAAGAGATCAAAGAAGATGAGTTTTTAATTCCAGAGGATTGGCCCGATAGCTGGAAAGAGATTTTAACTAATTATACAGAAAAAGGTCTTGACTTGTATCATAAGTGCATTGAAGATTTAGTTCAAAATCACGGTTTTAATCGCAAGAGGGCCAAGGAATCAGCTAGATTTTTTAGACCTTATAATACGCAAATTGCTGCTGATGTTATGTTTAACTGGCGATCTTTCGCGCATTTTTTAAATTTAAGAAATAAACCAGACGCGCAAAAAGAAATAAGAGATATTGCTGCTCAAATGCTACAGCTAGTAAAAGAAACAAATAAATTCCCATTAACCATACAGGCGTTTGCGGTGTAAAATAGTATGTGCCTACAGAGCTTATCAGTCTATTTGGTGGAGCGGTAACAGGTTTTATATTCCGCATTATAGCTGCGAAAGCGGAAGAAAGCAGAGCCAGATTTGATAGAATGATGAAAGCGATAGATAAGCGCGATGAATCTGCCGATAAAGCATCAAAGAGAGATGGAGACGTTGGCAAAGTAATCAGACAATTTATCGTAATCTCTGTAATATTTTCAATTGTAGTATCTCCATTTGTTATGGCGATTTTAGGTATCCCAACGTATCTTGAAGTCGATTATACAAGTGGAGGCAGCTTCTTGGGTTTGATTGGGAACGAAACAGCTAATAAAGCTTTCGTTGAAATCTCTGGTAATTTAATTACATCAGAAATCAGAGAATGTTTGATTGCGGTTACTGGATTTTATTTTGGTTCTGCGGCTGCATCCAATAAGTCTTGACAAAGACAAAAGTGTCTGCTTAACTGCGGGCATGAAGGAAAAGCTAAATAGAAAAAAGATTATAGATTCACTGGTTGAAATTCCAGCAAATGCCGACAAACGATTTTGGCAAAGAGAGATGGTCTTTCTAAAAAGACTAGAAAAATCGTACAGCATTGATTTTCTCGCGCAAATCCAACAGGAAAAAAAAGTTCCTACGTTGGCATTCTTCTTTGCAGATTGGAAGAAGAAGTTACTTGACGTTGACTACAAGGAGTATTACTATACTCGCCTTCATCAACAAGATCTTTCTTTAGAACAAAAGATCGGTAAGGACGCAGAAATTAAAACCAAAAAAACACTTAAACAATTTTTATCATGAAAAAAGCAAAAGAGCAAGAAGAAAAGCAGGAAGTAACATCCTCAAAGACTATTTTAAATTCTTTTCTAAAAAATAAGAAAGAAGATCATTATAATTTTGAAGAGTTTGTATCTTACAAAGTTTCTACTGGATCATTAAATTTTGACCTCCTTACTGGAGGAGGTTTGAGACCTGGCGTTCATAGGTTTGTTGGCTTTACCGAAGGAGGCAAAACTTCTGCTGCTCTAGAAGTAATGAAAAATTTTCTAAGAACAGTTGATGGAGCAAAGGGCTTTTATATTAAAGCCGAAGGCAGACTGTCCGAAGAAATGATGAAGCGATCTGGAGTCAAATTTGTTTTTGACGCAGAGAAATGGGAAGCCGGTACTTGCTTTGTTTTTGAGTGCAATATTTACGAGACTGTTGTAGATGCGATGCGTCAACTTGTTATGCACAATGAAGAAAAGAATAAATATATGTTTATTCTAGATTCTGTCGATGGTCTTATTACCAAAGGAGATTTGGACAAGACATTTGAGGAGTCAAAGAAGGTTGCTGGCGGCGCTGTTCTTGCTTCTGATTTTATGAAGCGAATGTCAATCGCTCTTCAAAAACGCGGCCATATGGCAATTTTCATCTCTCAAGTTAGAAGCGACGTAAAGATTGATCCCTATAGTTCCGCGCCGATTCGTCAAACATCAGCTACCGGAGGAAATGCGCTTTTACATTTTGCTGATTTTATTTTTGATTTTGAACCTCGCTTTGAAGGAGATGTTATTTTGAAAGACCCAGCCATTAAAAAAGCCGACCCAGTAAAGAATCCGATTATCGGACATTTTTGCAAAGTGGTTATCAAAAAAAGCCCCAACGAAAAAAGCAAAGTGAAATTCCAATATCCAATCAAGTATGGCAGAACCGATGGGCGATCCGTCTGGTTGGAAAAAGAAATTGTCGATATGCTTATGCGTTGGGAGCTTGTGACTCGTTCTGGTGCTTGGTATTATATAGCAGAAGATTTTGCTTCTACATTGAAAGAAAACGGTTTTGAAGCTCCAGATAAATTTCAAGGAGAAAATGCTATTTTTGAATTTATAGAATCAAATACAAAGCTTGTAGCGTTCTTACACAAGTATTTCGTGGATATGATTTCCACAAAATCAAATGAAGTTTAAAACACTTAGCGGCAAAGAGCGTTTATTAAAAAACGCTAAAAAATATATTATAAATTGGGAGGCTAAATCAAAGAGCAATTTCCAATGGAGAGTAAAGCAATTTTTATTGCCATACTGGAAGCATGATGTCGTGTTCGAAGAGATGCGGATTGTTGGTTCGCGGCTTTCTTTGGACTTTTATAACGCAAATAAAAAAATTGCAATAGAAGTTCAAGGCAAACAGCATCAAACTTACAATCCCCATTTTCATGGGAACAATCGTCAAAATTGGCTTCTTCAATTAAAAAGAGACGATTTAAAGCTGAACTTCTGCTTGACAAACGACATAGAACTGGTAGAAATATACGAAAGCGACATATTGTCGAAGGAATTTTTCGAACGCATCGTTCTATGAGTAAAAAAAACAAAGACCAAAAAGAAGAGCCAAAAGATTTTATATTCCCAACGGAACTGGTAGAGCAAGTTTATGAAATTTCTGGTAGTGCTGACTCATACAAAGGAGTTATCCTTTGCGTGTGTTCTCCCAAAGGGACACCTCAAATTTATACGAGATTTGATTCTATCGTAACTTCATTAGGTATGAAGACGGCTATCGGACAATGGCTATCGGACGAAGAAGATAAAATTACAGCAACCGACAACGAATAATGCTTTATTCATTAGAAGTAGAGAAGCAGTTCCTAGCAGGACTGATTCAGTATCCAGAGACTTACTCTGAAATTTGCGATTTTGTTTCAGAATCAGATTTTTATTCTGAAGACACAATCGTTCACAAGACGATTTATCATATAATTCGTAAATGCTTGGAGGGGAATGAAAAGGTCGATGAGATTATTATCGCCCAGAGAATCAAAGAAATTGGTATCTCTTTTAAAGATAATATTGACGTTTTTGATTATTTGAGGTCTCTGGCGGTCAGGAAGACCAACAAAACCACAGCTATATCTGCCGCCAAGGAAATTAAGAAATATTCTATCAGAAGGGCCATCCATGAATCTGCTCTTGAAGTAGCGGACAAGATGAAGAAGATCGCCCCAGATTCTTCTTATCAAAAAATTGTTGAAGAGGCTGATACTACATTTAATAAAATTATAAATATTTATGAGAACAATGAAGAAAAGCCGGTTAACATCTTCGAAGAAATGGAAGCCGTCATTGAAGAACGCGGCAACAATCCTATTACTGAATTTGGTTTCATGGGTCCATTTCCAACTGTTAATAAGATTTATGGATCTCTTCTTCGTCCCGGTAACATTACTGTTGTCGTGGCACGTTCGGGTGTAGGTAAAACTCTATTGGCGCTAAACTATACAACCAAAGTATCAGCGCAGCATGATGTTCCTGTTTTGCACTTCGATAACGGAGAGATGAGTAAGGAAGAAGTTATCATGCGCCAATGTGCCGCTCTAAGCCATGTCCCAATGCATTTACTAGAAACTGGACTTTGGCGTAAGGCTGGCGAAGATGTAGTTCAAAGAGTTCGTTCTACTTGGGATAAGATTAAGAAGCTTAAATTTTATTATTATAATGTTGGCGGCATGACTACCGACCAAATGATTAATAATTTGAAGCGTTTTTATTATTCCAAGGTTGGTCGCGGCAATCCTCTCATCTTTAGCTTTGATTATATCAAGCCCTCTGCTGATGCTGATGGTAATAAGCCAGAATGGCAAGTCATTGGCGATATGTTGAATAAATTTAAAAAGACCATTCAGCGCGATATCGTACAAGACCAAAAGCCTATGATTACAATGTTCACTTCGATTCAATCTAATCGTAGCGGCATTACTACAAACCGTAATTCTGACGCGATCAATGACGATGAGGGGATTGTGTCGATGTCTGATCGAATCACTCATTATTGCTCTCATATGGCTATTCTGCGACCCAAGACAGCCGACGAAAGACAAGAAGAGGGGCCAAACTTTGGTTCTCATAAACTCATCTTTGTCAAAAACCGCTTTCTTGGATCTGATGTTGCTGGTGCCGTTGAATTGGTTAGAATGCCAGATGGCACGCTTAAGAAGAATTTTATTAACCTTCAGTTTGAGAATTTTGACATTAAAGAGCGCGGCGATCTTCGCGATATCGTAAATCAGGCGGATACTAACGCCACAACCCTACAAAATTCTGGTGAAGACGATAATGTCCCAAGTTTCAATTGATCCAGTTGTTCTCAAAAGCTCTCTTGAGTCTTTAGGTTATCAGCTTAAAGACTACGGTAGCTATTGGAGGACTACAGCCTTGTATCGTGGTGGAGATAACTCTACCGCATTAAAAATATATAAGAATAGTGGAGTGTGGACTGATTTTGCGGCAGGGAGTTCAAAAAGTTATCCATTCCAAAGACTTGTTGAATTAACTTTAGACACAAAAGATTCTTATATCGTAAATAAGTATGTAAAATTTGACGCTCAAAATATTATCCATGTACAAAATAAAGAAAAAATTGAGATGGAAAAAATTTATCCAGAATCTATTTTAGAAAATCTTTTGCCTCATCTTGATTTTTATTTAAAGAAAAAGATTAGCAAAGATACGTTGGATTTTTATAAATGCGGTTATGCTACATCTGGCCAATTGTTCAGAAGAATAGTGTTTCCAATCTATAATCAATTTGGGCAAATTCACGGATTTTCTGGTCGAGCCGTTTTCTGGGAAAAAGATTCTGAATTTCCAAAATGGAAACATGTGGGCAAAAGAGCAGATTGGGTTTATCCAGCCAATTTAAAACGAAATAATGTTTACGAAGTCAAAGAAGAAATTGAAAAGCGGCGATCCGTTATCATTGTCGAAAGCGTTGGCGACAGTATGGCATTGTTCGAACATGGATATAAAAATAATGTAGTTACTTTTGGACTCGGCATTTCGTCCAAGCTTTCTTCTGCCCTTGTTGCGCTGGACCCTGATAAAATTATTATCGCTTCAAATAATGATTCTAATGGGGAGACTAATCACGGTCTCATCTCTGCTTGCAAAACATTTCTTCAGCTTTCTTCGATCTTTGATTATTCAAAGCTCCAAATTAAACTGCCACTTAAAAACGATTTCTTTGACATGCACCTTGCGACATTTGAAGGCGAAGACAATATTTTTGACGAATGGAATTCAAAGACAATAAACATGGAAGCTCAAATTAAGAAAATTCATGAGATTGCAGTTGCCAATAAATTTCCCGACAGTCTTATCAAAAGGGCTGAAAAAATTCTAAATGACACAGCCTGAGATTAAACATGTTGCGCTTTCTGCAAGCCGAATCAAGACACTAGAGAAGTGTAGTTGGTCGTATTGGTGCAATTACATTTTAAAGCTTCCCGAGAAGTCAAACGAAGGAGCGAGCAGAGGTAATGTTGTCCATCTTGTCCTTGAGTGTTTGGCGAAGAAAAAAAGAAAACCATATGTTGATTCTATTTTAGATGCTGGCGATATTTTTACAATTAAGTCTATTAAAAAGCTCTCGTTGAAGCACGCCAGAAAGCTTAAAGTTTCTGATCCAGACAATATTGAACTGATTAAAGAAATGACTTTGACTGCCCTAAAATATGACTTTTGGGGTGATGCAGAAAGGTTGCCTGTGCAGGATTTGCAAGAAAGAGACTTCGATATAACAGTAGATAAAAAAGATAAAAAATATAGGATTAAAGGATTTATTGACCGCCAATTTATTTACGATGACGGTACTTCGGTAGTAAGAGACTATAAAACTAGCAAAGCCGTATTTGCGGGCAAGGATGCAGAAGACAATATGCAGCATATGATTTATACTCTTGCATCTAAGAAGCTTGATCCAAAGCACAAAGCTTCAATGGAATTTTTATTTCTTAAATTTGATCTTAAAGACAAAACTAAGAATGGCGGTTTATTAAAAATGAAACCACCAACCAAAAGTGAGCTTAGTGAGTTTGAAAATCATTTAACCGAAGTTCAAAAAGTTATAGATAACTTTTCTGAACCCGATGCCTATTCTAATTTTGCAGCCGACAAACCGATGCCTTCAGATGGTTCATTTAGCGGCAAACTGGCCTGTGGCTTTGCAAAGCACAAAGGACAGTTAAAGAAAGACGGTAATCCAATGTGGCATTGCCCATACAAATTTGGATTTAATTACTATGCTTTGAGAGATAAAGATAATAAAATAATTAAAACTTTCTTGGAAGAAGACATGGGCGAGGCATTTAAAATTGCCAAGCAAGATGAGAAGGTTACGAAAGAAAACTATCTTGGATGCCCAAAGCACTTGACATCCTAGACGGACCTGCTAGGATAGTGGTATGATCCCACTATTCAAGTCGCACTTCTCATTTGGGAGAAGCATACTCACGCTGAACGAAGCAGAGAAGCAAAAGCAAGATGGTCCCGATAGCATTATTTCGATTGCGCTTGAAAACAGCCTCAAAGAGATCTATTTGGTAGAAGATTCTTTGACTGGCTTTTTGACTGCTTTTAAAAATTGTCAAAAACATAATATCCAATTAAAGTTTGGACTACGGATTCAAGTTTGCAATAGTTATGAGTCAGCCGATTCATCCACTCATAGACTAATTTTATTTGCTTTAAATGATTCTGGATTTAAAGATATCAATAAAATTTATACTTTTGCAAATACAGAAAAAGAATCAGTTATTTCTAACGATGATCTAGTTCAACGCTTGACAGATAATATTTTAATTGCCGTACCGTTTTATGATTCTTACATCTGGAAGAATAAATATACATTTTCAAATTGTATGCCAGACTTTTTAGATAATGAAGATGTGATTTACTTTACGGAAGATAATAAACTTCCATTTGATAAGATTACTGGCGAATTTCTTAAATCAAGATTTAAAGAAAAAGTTGTAGAGGCTAAATCAATCTATTACAAAAATCGCGAAGACTTTCCAGCTTGGGTTACATATAAAATAGCTTGTAACAGAAATATGGGCAAGAATCAAAGCTTATCTGCGCCAGAACTTGGTGGCTGTGGTAGTAAAGAATTTTGCTTCCAATCTTGGAAGGAGTCGTCATGAACAATCTTTTAAAACAAAAAATTAATCAAAAGTTCGTGGTATTTGATACCGAAACGGAGGGTTTGTCTTTGACTGATTCTCGCCCTTGGCAATTATCTTGGATAGTATGTAAAGGTGAAGATATCTTAGAAGAGCATGACGAATTCGTATTCTACGACGATCTTAACGTGTCTGAAGACGCGGCTAGGATAACAGGCTTCAATAAAGAAAAATATATCTCCAGAGCAAAGCCGCCAATTGAGGTATGGAAGAAATTTGCTAGTTATCTTTATGATGATAATAACATTCTTGTTGGGCAGAATGTACTCGGTTATGATATTTATATTTTAAATACAATGATGCGTGGCATAAGCATCCAAAACGATTGGAGTTTTATCAACAGGATGCTTGACACCAAAGCTTTAGCTACGGCACTATTCAAGGACATAAAGCCGTCTGGAGATCTACTCTCATGGCAAATGAAACTCATGAATCATAGAGAGAAAGGTCTAAAAACAAGTCAGGGGTTTTTGCTCAAGCAATTTGGAATTGATCATGATCCCTCAAAGCTACACGATGCTTTGTACGATATCCAAATGAACTACAAAATTTTCCGTAAGTTAATTATGCAGGTTGACGTATGAATAATTTATTAAACTCTTTTCAAAAATACGAACATCCTGTTCCTCCTGGAGTTCGCCTTCCAGAGATTAAAATTGATGCTAGATATTATGAACAGCTTGGCATCGATCCCTCAGTTTCAAACGTCGAGTTTTTGCGCCAACTTTGTTTGAAGGCGGTCAGAACAAAAGGCATAGACAAATTATCTAACAAAAAAGACTATTATGAACGAGCAAAATATGAACTGGCAATCTTTGAAGAACTTGGTTTCGTTGATTACGTTCTGCTTAACTGGGACATTCTTAATTATGCTCATGAGCATAATATTCCTACTGGTTACGGGCGTGGTTCTGCGGCTGGCTCTTTGGTTCTTTTTCTAATTGGTGTCACCAATGTAGATCCAATTAAAAACGGATTGTTCTTTGAGCGATTCGTTTCAAAGAGTCGCGCCAAAAAAATTGTTGTAGATGGCATAACCTACCTTGACGGATCGTTGATGCCTGACGTTGATAATGACATTGAATTCTCAAAGCGTCAGGACGTTATTAATTATATTAAAACGAAGTACGCCGGTAAGACTTGTAAGATTCTTACCATGAATACTCTTACTGGTAAACTGTGTATTAAAGAGTGCGGTAAGATTGTGGGAGAGATGTCGGAGGACGAAGTTAATGCTGTCAGCGATATTATCCCTAAGCAATTCGGCAAGGTGTTTGCTTTGAAAGACGCTTACGAAGAGAGCGAGCAGTTCAAAGCTTTTTGCGACAAGAATCCAAAGATTTATAAGATAGCCAAGAAGATTGAGGGACTGAATAAGAATACTGGAGTTCATCCATCTGGTATTTCTATTTCATATTATAACAATGAAGATATTATGCCATTGCAAAAGACAGGCGATGGCGAGATCGTTTCTGCCTACGATATGAACAACGTGTCAGAAATTACCGTTAAGTTCGATATCCTTGGGCTGAGAACTTTGACTGTTGTTTATGATACCTGCCAAAGACTTGGCTTAGATTTCAAGAATCTTGATTTCGATAACTCGTCTACATATAAATTCTTACAAGACCTATCTAATCCCAAGGGCCTATTCCAAATCGAAGCCAACACAAATTTTCATGTTTGCAAAAAGGTGAAGCCAAGAAACATGCTTGAACTAGCGTGCGTTCTTTCGCTTGCTCGTCCCGGTGCTTTAGACTTCCTAGATCAATACGCAAGATATGTTGCCACTGGTCAATTCCAATCGGTACATCCTTTCTTTGATGACATTCTTGGCGTTACTGGAGGCATTCCAATCTTCCAAGAACAATTGATGAAGATGATCGTTAAGGTTGGATTTACTCTTGATGAAGCTGAGACTGTACGTCGTATTGTTGGCAAAAAGAAAGTCAGCGAGATGCCAGCTTGGCAGCAGAAAATCAGAGAAAAAGTCGCTTCTAATAACCTAGAAGCAGCAGTTGCTGATGTTCTATGGAAAGTTGCAGAAGATAGTGCGAATTATTCTTTCAATGCATCTCACGCCGTTTCTTATGCTACTCTTTCTGCTTTAACTACTTATCTTAAATTTAATCATCCAAAAGAATTCTTTTTGGCTTTACTAAGATCTTCAAAGCATGAGCCAAATCCGCATGAAGAAATTGAAGCAATCTCACAAGAGCTTTCATTCTTTAACATCAGGCTTTTGCCGCCAGATCTTTCCAAGTCAAAAGCTGATTTTGAAATCGAAGGCGACAATATCCGATTTGGCTTAAATGCCATTAAAGGAGTATCTGATAAAGTACTAACTCATTTGCTTGAGTTTAGACAAGAAGAATTTGCAAACAAGATCGATTGCTTTGATGGAGCTAAAGAAGCTGGTGTGAATATTGGCGTTTTATCATCTTTGATTCAAGCAGGTACTCTTTCTAGCTTCAGCGAAAAGCGCTGCCGTCTTGTACTTGAAGCTCAGACGTACAATGTTTTAACAGATAGAGAAAAGCGTAACGTTAAACTTGTTGCTCCCAAATATGACCATGATGTACTAAATACTATTGCTGATTTGGTTAAAAATAAATCTGTTGGAGATGATGGTAAGCCGTTTATGAAAGAAAGCCGTTTTGAAACATTTAAAAATAAGTACGAACCTTATAAGAAGATCTATGATATGAATAAAAAATATGAGAAGTTCGCTAACTGGTTTTTTGAAAAACGTCTTCTCGGATATAGCTATACCCACAAATTAAAAGAAGTTTTTAATGATGGAGAAGACAGGCTTCACAATACTTATGAGGTTTCTCAGGTTGATTTGCGCCAAAACGTAAAGATGGTTGGTATAGTTAAAGAGGCTCGTAAAAAGGTCAGCCGCGCTGGTCGTCCATATTTATTAGTTAAAATTTCTGATGAGTATGGTCAAATGACTTGCCGTTTAACTGATGGAGGCAGGGACGATAAGTTTACCCAATATTACGAGGGTGGAGGCAAGACTCCTAAAGAAGACGATATCGTTGTCCTCTATGGCTCAAAGGCCGATGATTCAATCTTTCTAAATGGCTTGACAATCCTCACAGAAAAGATATACACAAAGTTATCTCAGATCGAAAGTTAAGTGTAAAATGAATACAGTGCAAGACGTAAACTTTACTCCAAAAGTAAAACGAGCTTTAGACGTTGCTAGAGAGCGTTGTGCAGAAAATAATTTTCCAGAAATTACTGACGATTTTCTGCTGCATTCAGTTTTGTTTTCCGATTCAATGATTGTTAATCTTGTATTTCAATCATTATCTATTGAGGTTAAGGATGTTATCCTTGCTCTTTCTAAAATATTACCGTCTGGCAAGAAAAAGATTTCTGGAAAAAATATTCCTTATAGCGCAAGCGCTACATTAATTATAAATGAATCTTATAAGATATCTAGCTCGTTTAAGCAAAACTATACAGGAGTAGAGCATTTATTTTTATCAATTTTACGTCATTCATCTAGCGTCAAAAAGTTCTTTAAAAATAACGGAGTTGACGTTGCATTCTTGGCGGATAAGGTAGAAAAAGAATGCAAGATGCTATCTAATCCGGTCAAAAGACCAATAAATCAAAAGAATCAAGGTCAATCCGACAATCAGACCTCGGCATATTATACTGATTTTAATGAACTTGCTATGCAAGGAGATTTTGAGAATATCTTCTTTAGGGAAAAAGAAGTAGCTCAAATTTCAGAAATTCTTTGCAGAAAGCAAAAAAGAAATGTCATTCTCATAGGTGAACCCGGTGTCGGCAAAAGTGCTGTTGTTGGTTTGCTCGCTAATAATATTGTATCTTGTAATTGTACAGAATTTTTGCTTAATAAAAAAATCATCAGTCTTAATTTATCTGCTTTAATTGCTGGTACAAAATTACGCGGAGAGTTTGAAGAACGTTTAGTAAAGGTCATGAACGAGTTGAAGAACATGAAAAACACTATCGTGTTTGTTGATGAAATTCATAATGTCATAGGTATGGGCAACGATGCTGGATCAATGGACGCAGCTAATATTTTAAAGCCCTATCTTACTTCCGAAGATATGTCTTTTATCGCAGCGACTACTCAAAAAGAGTATGAGAATATCTTTGTAAAAGACGGGGCGATGAATCGTAGATTTGAATCAGTTTTCATAAAAGAACCGAGCAAAGAAGAAACATTTAAAATTCTAAAGTCCTTAAAAGGATTTTACGAAAAGTTTCACATGGTTCAGTATTCCGATGCGGTCATCAATGAAGTTATTTCTTTGTGCGACAAGTACATGCCGTCGAAAAGATTTCCAGATAAGGCGATTGATTTAATGGATCAAGTTGGCGCTAAAGTTAAAATTCGCTGCTTCTCTCGTCCAAATGATATCAAAAACACAGAAAGGCTAATTATTCAATTTGAGAAATTTGCGCCAGATGATGTTAAAGAAAATCATTTGCCTAAAATAATTGAAGATTACGAATTGAAATACGATGAGTGGGTTGAGTCAGTAAAAGGTAAAGTGTTTAAAGTAAAAACCAAAGATGTTTATGCTGCTTTGTCAGATAAAATTGGTAAAATTATAGATGTAGAATCTAACAACGATGGAATAAAAAACATCTTGCCTAATTTAAAAAAGCATATCTTCGGCCAAGACGAAGCTTTAAAAAAGATTTCTGACTGTGTTTTACGCAGTTCTTTTGGGCTTTCTAAATCGAATAGACCGCTTGGGAATTTCATGTTTATTGGCCCAACTGGTTCCGGTAAAACTCATTTAGCTAGAACTTTAGCTAAACAAGCATTTGGCAACGAAGACAATCTTTGCGTTATAGATATGTCAGAGTTTATGGAGCCACATTCTGTTTCTAAATTAATAGGATCTCCTCCAGGTTATGTTGGTTACGGTTCAGCGAATGTTCTTTGGACTCATCTCGATAAACACCCGTCTTCAGTATTCTTGTTTGATGAAATAGAGAAGGCTCATCCAGACGTAATAAATATTCTTTTGCAGATCATGGATAGCGGACAAGTAACTGATTCCACTGGTAATAAATTAAACTTTAAAAATTCTATCATCATAATGACCGGCAATGTCGGATTTCAATTTGCCGACAATAAAAGAATTGGGTTTGGTGCGGTGTCCAACCCCGCTCCACAAAAAGACATCGTGATGGATAATCTTAAAAAGTTTTTCAAACCAGAATTCTTGGCTCGACTTAATGACATAATTATATTCGATCAACTTTCGGACGATTCTCTGAATAAGATAATTGATGTTGAACTTAATCAAATAAAAGAATCTTTAAAAAGCAAAGGGACTTCCGTTACCTTCTCTAAAGAAGTG